CCTTTCTAACCTCAATCTCTCTCGTTCTGCCCGAAACATTCCCTCCTGAGTAAAGGGATTTTCTGTATACGTAGCTTCCCCTGTATCAGTGTTAGCTGACCTTTGTTTTTCAAGAAGAGGATTATTTCCACCTAATGTTCCAATAGAGAGGACATTATCGCTATCAGTGAAGACAGGTGCTGAAATTGTTTTTTCATCAACACGGTCATTCTTAGCATCCCCCCCAAGATTCCCTATCGACAGAGTCTGATTTGCTTTATTAGGAATAGCCTTTTTTGTTTTTTCTTCTTGCCTCAACTCTACAACTGGTAACTCCGCAGAGGCTTTCTCAGGTTTAACGTAATATCTCCCACTATGAGAACCACCTCCTTCTTTTAGTGCATCAAGATTAATTGTTGCATCCATTGCCCAGTTCTTATCCCTATAAGATTGAATTCTATCTCGATGAGCGTCGGTAACCTCTCCATTAAAAGAAGTAGGATTTGACCCCTTATATATATTATAATTGAATCCTTTGGATGCTATCGATTTTCCCGGATTTGGGGAAGATGATGGAGACTTCGTTTTAGCTATTGTCGCCCCACTGGTGAAGGGGCTAGCATCATTTGTAGTAGGGAATGGCCTCGCCCCACTATTAATGGTCGTTGATGGAATGCTTGGAGAATTTTTAGCCCCTGCAGAAAAAGGATTTGAACTCGTCGGCCGAACCATTTTTGAAGTATCAATTGGAACCGTGGCAATTTTTTTTATCTCATTATCATATGCTATTTTTGTTATCGTCTGCATAATCAGTTCTTTATTAGTCATTTTAATCTCCTTTTTTGTGTTATATCTTCCATTCTATTTTTGCTCCCATTTTCCCATGTTCGGCTTCCATGTACTTGCCTCGTTGTTAATCTTTTCACTTAAATCCATGCTTTTCATAACTATTTTTTTCCACCACGGGTCTTTTGTCTTATCTGGGAGATTATTAATATATTCTTCTTTGGCAACACGAGCTCTATCATTGAACATTTTGTCTCCATAAGTGTTAAAAGCGTCTGCATTCCTTGCCATTCGACTTACTATCCCTGGTAGAGAATCTTTAGCTGTATATTCGTTATGGTTTAAATACTCAGCAGCCCCGCCTTTCCAATCTCCCGCATTCATCATTTTAATTGCGTTAGGAGACCCGCTTAAATCCGAGCGATAATACCCATCTATAATAGCTTCTTGAACTTCAAAAGGGAAATCATCAAATTTAGCAAAATCATTTTTCGCCAATCCCATTTTTTTCCCAGCATCCTGCCGTAAGAGAGCCATCGCTTGGTCATTAGTTAATCCACCCTTAATGTCAAACCGAGAATCCCCTATCGAAATTTTTCCGGATTTAGTCTCTTCTGGTAAAAGGTTATGTCCAAAAGCTATTGCTGCAGGACCCCCCTTAATGTCGGTATAAGATCCCCATCGTTTAGTTCCCTTGTCCCATCCACCTGTTAAAGAATTTTGACTATTTTCTCTACCAGATAGATCAGCGTAAAACTTATCATCTTTAATGTGACGCATAGGGGTTATTTTCCTGCTCATACCTTGGTGTTCTAGTTTTGGAGGTTCAATATTAGTAATCTTCGAATCCACTGTATCAACACTTATTTCGGGAACTTGTCCAGCCAATTTATCCATCATAGTCAAATAAGATAAATCAATAATTCTAGCTATTTTATAATTAGGCATCGACAACACCGTTATTTGAAGACAGAGCATTGCCATATAATTTAAATGCTTCAGCATTGTCTTCCATCCTCGTTTTTATCCCTTTCATAGTTCTCTGGCTTAAATATTCCCTATTGTCCAAATATTCAATTGCAGCTTTTAACCATTTCCCTTCATTAATATGTTTTATTGTCATGGGGGAACCACTAAGATCACCTCGATAAAATCCATTAATAATTGCTCTTTTAATATATTCAGGGAATGTATGATACTCATTAATTAACTTCTTCGCCGCGATTATTTTAATGCATATGTCCTGCTCTAGTAGGTCGATAGCTAAAAAATCAACGAGCCCATTCTCGATAGAGAGCATTGTGCCCTCTATCACTATTTTCCCTGTATTATGTTCATCTTTAGTAATTTTATGCCCATAAGCTAAAGTTCTGGTCCCGCCTTCAATACTTTTATGAGCGAACCATCTAAATGCGTGTTTATCCCATCCACCATATTTCCAAAATTTATTATTTTCATATGCTGCAATTATCTTTACGGATTTCGTTGTTAATTTATCGCATTGACCCAAATCGGATTCTTCCATGATATGCATTCCATCAATCTCTGCCATAAAGTTCAAAGCGTCCTGACTTATGGTGTTGTCCATAGCCCAGTGCTTATCTAGATAATCATGTATCCTTTTCAATTCATCCGAGGTGACAACTGTGCTTCTATAAGGGATTGATGTAGGATGAAGCATGTATACAATCTTTCCATTAACCTTATTCATTTATATCGTATCCTCTTGTCCATAATTTAGTTGCTATTTTAATCCCATCTATGGAAATAGCTTGCATTCCTTCGAGATGAGCCTGTTTAACTATGTTTAAAATAGTTTCTCTATCAAACCCAATCTTTGAAGTCATTTCCGCTTTAGGGGGAAGTTTCATTGCTGGAGTAGATATTACTGGGTCGACTAACGACGCCGGGACATTTAACGAAGGCTTGCCCGGTTTATACTCGGACTTTCCCCAATTAGTAATTTCTGGGGTAGTAGTCTTAGTTTCAAAATTGTCAATCCCCTTAATCGACGGGGCTTTAATTGTTATCGGTTTTACATTTACATCTGCCATAACTTTTATCACTCCTTAACAACATATTCAAGCTCTTCAAACGCCCATCTCTTAGCAAGATAGATATAAGTAAGATCATGAGCCCAATCATCTACACCCCTTTTGCCATAACTTGTTGTTCTAGTCAAGGGATTATTATGTTTATATAATGTAGTTAAATCCTTTGCATACTCTGAGGTTTCTCCCTTATACTTGGCGAATGTATATTTGTGCTTCTTAATAGCTTCAATCATGTCGCCCATAGCTTGAGTTCTTCCGATCGTCCAATGACCTGTACTCAAATTAGTTACGTAAAAATTTTGTAATGCCCCGCCTATATATTGGAGTTCCATCACTCTATGATTACCGAGTACTGCTTTAATTCTTTGGTTTTCTTTATGTCCAACACCATAGTCACAGCCTAACATTGTCACCTCATATGCTTCACACCATTGTATGATATCATTTACTACAAAATCGGGATCATCATTTTCCTCATTTTCATGATCATAATATTTTCTGACATAGTCTACTTTCAATTCATCCTTAAACGGATCGTAAATAGCGATAGTCAACATTGTATAAGACTTAATCGTTACTGATTCGCTATTTCTAGGGGAGGTTTCCATAGCCCAGTCTAACCCTCCAAAAGTATATACCCCCTCTGGAATACTAGGCACTTCACTAAGATACTTAACATAGTCATATTCCTTACAAGATTCAACGATCATTTTTGTCGTAATTGGCTGAGTGGCATCGTTATATGACAATCCCAATAACTCATTTTTAATAAGGACCAAAGGCTCCTCTGAAATCTTTCTTTTGATCTCTTCCCATGAGGTAGCACCTGGTGCATGTCTCGGAATCATTAATTCATTTATATGATATCCATCAATATATCTAGGGGAAGCATCTGTAGGGGGATTAAACATAACCCATCGACCTTCTTCTGCATATATTCTATGATGGCATTTCTCACATATTAATCCGTTCTCTCCAATATGCTTTATTATCTTGGCAGATTCCTCTCCTCCTAACGGTCCATTTTCATGCCCACAATATCGACATCGAACAATCCATTCATTCATGGTGGACATTTCCCATTTTTTTTGTAAATCGTTATCCATAGTCTTAGGCGTTCCTGAATAAATTAATCTACGATGAGGGGATCTATTCATTGCGTTTTGAACTACAATCGCATTTTTTGGAGGGATATCCTGATATTCATCAAACAATGCCATATCTGCCGAAATTCCACGAGCGGATAACACTGAAGCAAATATGTTCGCAAGAATAATCCTTGACCCAGTAGTATATGACTTGTTCTTTACTTGTCGTTCGGTTGTCTTTCTATCATAATACCACACGTCAGTAATAATAGATTCAATATTTAATTTCTTTAATGTGTCGACAGAGAATCTAGATATTTGAACGTCCGTAGGCTGGGTGATAATTGTTTTAAAGTTTTTCTCAATTACACTCGTCCCTGCCGAAATAATAGCGATGTTTGTAGACTTAGCTACTTGACGAGAACACTTCAAGACCATTTTCCGGAATGCCATGTCTACATTTCCAGACAATCTTTCCGAATCGATAATATCTATCCAAAAAGGGTAATCCCTATATGACAAAGGATCCCCTTTAAACATAAATACCGACTGATAAAAATCAGAAGGTGTTATTGTATCATTTTTTAACATTGAATGGCTTATCTAATTCAGGTACTGGAGCTTGTTCTTCTAATATCTCTGGTCGATTCAAGTCAACAATACTTTCTCTTTCTTTGTGAACAACAGACACTCGACTAATTATACGTTCAACTTCCACTCGATAAACATCAACATCCTTTTCGTCTCTAGCATGCAAAGCTAGCTCGGCATTAATAGTTTTAAACAAATCGGACGCATAATCTGGCACAGGGAGACCATTTCTTTGTGCTGTCCTAATTACTTTAACGGCGTCACCTAATATTGATTTATTGGTTTGAATCCTTTCAACATTAGACATTAATCCGAAATAATGAAATAATTCGACCGGTTGTCTGAATGCCATATATCTATGAATATCATAAAACTTACTTTTTTTATTTATGTTTATATAATCAAGAACGTCATGAACAGTTGTTCTCTGGGAGTCCAGGTGTTTCCATGTCACGTTCCAATAATAATAATAATAGACCGCTAGTGTTCTGCTGCTGAATTTCATATTCTTTACTTCATGGGATGCGTTCCATTTCTTTACCATAGACGCCATAGGAATATTTTCCAGAGCCGCTGTCTCAACGAATGCTCGTTCGTCCCAACGCTCTAAGATTTTTTTTACTCTCCCAAAGCCGCTAAAAGTTCTTTTATGAAATTTATTATCAAACCAATTAACAATATCCCGAGCATAATCCGGGAATCTAAAGTCTTCTAATATCTCATCTGGAACATTAATCTCATACCCTCTGGAATAATTACTTCTATTACTGGCGATAACAACTTCCCAGCCAGGATGTGACCTACACTGATCAGTTATATATTTAAGCAACTCATCAGATAATAGATTAAACGCTCCATGAATAAGAAAAGACTTAATCTCTTTTGCGGGTAACCCAGAGAGAACCATCAACATAAAATAGTTCTCAAATGGAATCACCTTATATAATGGATGACTAAGTTTGGGTAGCATCGGCTCCTCTTATTTCATTAACGAGATCAGTCATTGCATAAAATGTTTTAGTTAAAACATTCTCGGATAGCTCAACCTTAGAGGCTCTTGATAAAATAAGTAGTTGCCCAATTCTATCTAAAGTATTAAGCAATAAAGATAACACTTCTTCAATTGAGCCAATATTTGAATTATCTAAAAACTCAATACCAACTAAATCGTTAACCACTGATTCAACTTCGGCTAACTTCTCGTTAGATTTTTTAGAAATTAAATATGCTGCTTTTATCCATTCACCACGATATGGGTCTAAAACTCCCCATCTATCAACGTCTTTAGCTATCTTGTAATTATATTCACCGTCAAGATCTATGTCTGATAAATCTTCTACGCCTGAAT